CGCCTGAGAAGGTTTGGCTGGGCCGTCCTATTGACTATCAAGAAGTCAATTATGGCCAGATGCGTAAGGTGAGAGAGTTACATAAGACTGATCCTGAAGCGGCATTGATGACTCTTCTCGTTGCCTCGTTGGTGTATACTGACGATAATAAGAAGGTGTTCCCAAATGGAATGGCAGACATTGAGGCAGTGCCTTCTAAATGGACGAATTTACTCTTGGCCCACGCCAACCAGAGTTTTGTCCTCAATCTACCTCCAGCTAACCCCGGAGCATCCCCAAATTCTTAACCCCAGAGCAGATGTTCTTACATCGTCTGGCCTTGCATCTGGGGATGACGGTAAGCGAATTGCTGGAACGGGCCACAGCAAGAGAGATCCACGAATGGGTCGTTTTCGATCACCATTGGGGATTGCCAGACGTCGTAAATGATCTTCAAAATGCTTTGCTTTGTACCGTCGCAGTTAACATTATGCGCTCCCCCGAAGCTGGACCGGCGCAAATTGATGATTTCAAAATATTGAAGGAGAGAGGGCCAGAACAACAAGACTTTGTAGAGAGCGAAGCTGCGAAGTTCAAGAAGGTGTTTGGAGGATAGAATGGCCGTTGTCGGCGATGTCATGATCAAAGCTGCTCTTGACGTTGCTGATGTCAAGACTGGAGTTGATCAGGCCAATCAAGAATTGAAGAGACTCAATGATACTACGGAGAGTATCAGTAAGTCAGCAGCTTTGCTTGCTGGGTCTTTTAATTTCAAGCTCATTTACGATGGAGTTAAACAAGTCGTCGATGCGATGATTCAATATGCCGATCAGGTTCAAAAGACCGTGGCGGCTATTGGTGATCTAGCAAACAAATATGGAATGACGACTGATGCTGTTCAGGCTTACTCCCGGGCAGCAGCAGACGCAAATCTTAAGCAAGAGCAGGTTCTAAATTCAGTTCAAAGATTTAATAATGACGTTGATAAGGCTGTAGCGGGGCAGGCTCGTTATATCCAAGCCTTCAAGGACCTTGGCGTTCACGTCCTTGATAATAGCGGCAAGCAGCGATCCTATAATGAGTTGTTGGAGGAAAGCGCCACTCGCCTCCTCAAGATGGAGGATGGGACCAAAAAGGCAAATGCCGGAATGGTTCTGTTCGATCAAAATGGCGACAAGTTAAATAGCACGCTCAAAATTCTGGCGACGCCAATTGACGATTTGACGCAAAAGTTCAAAGATCTTGGAGAAATTCACGGTCCTGAAGTCGTCAAACAAATGCAAGATTTGGAGGCGCGATCCGAGAAAGCAGGCAAACAGATTGAGGTATTCTTTGCGCCGATTATTGCGAGCGTCAAGACAGGCGTTTTGGAAGCATTGGCAAATGGCATTAATAACATCAAAACGATTATTGGTTCAATCGATATTCCGACTTGGGCAAAGGTTGCCGCGATCCTAGCTGCGATTGCTAATCCGGCCGTTGGCGCAGCCTTGCTTGCGAAGGTATTTGGTGACTCTAGCTTTGGTGCGAACCTTACAGGTGCCGCCTCTGCTAGCAATATGTCTTCTTTGACGGAGCAAATTACTCGCACTCAAGGGATTATTGACGCCAACAAAGCGTTGATGGATAAGGCTCAACAAGGATCGAAGCAATGGCAGGATGCTGCGAAGCAAGTTGCTGATCAAACTCGCCTGCTTGAACAAACTAAGGCGACATTAGATCAAACCGTCACACGCAATATCAATACCAGCCTAGGCGGTGTTCCTGATTCCCCCGGACGTCCAGATTTTGGACCAACAGGCGGACAAGATCCAACTCCTCGAAAGACTACAACGACTACCGGGCGCGGCGGCGGTGGCGGCGGTTCTGTCCGTATTGAGAATCAAATTGAGACATTGCGCCTTCAAACTGAGGCAGCCAATAAGGCGACTGCCGATTTGCTCGCCCAAACAGATAAGCCTCTGGAAGATATACAGCGCGAAGTTGAGCAGCAAAAGAAGGTTGATGATCTCGTTGCTCGAATTCAAGTCCAATTGAAGGGAAAGGATACGTCCCGCGCGCAAGAGATTGCGAGGTCATTTGTCGTTGCCGAAGAAGGCTACAAAAACCTTTTGGAGTATTCCAAGAAGGCAGAGGATCAAGATAAGCGATCCGGCGATGGAACGAAACAGAGGACATCTGCCCTTAATGAATTGAATAAGATGATGGCTACTGGTCGTCTTAGTAATGAAGCATATGCTAAGTCGGTCAAGGATATCAACGAGCAATACGAACAGACGAATGAGAACTCACGTCGTGCGCAAGGCGGATTTGAAGCTTTTACGGCTGGCGTCGAAAACGCTGCCCGATCAATGAAGAAGTCCACTGATGAATTCTCGCAAGGCCAGCAAGTCTTTAATCAAACGATGGACTTTATGAGCAATGCTTTTAGTGATCTTGTATTCAATGCGGGTAAATCATTTGATCAAATCCTCGCCGACTTTGGCAAATTCCTCGCCAATATGGCTTTCAAGGCGGCAGCCTCTCAAATCTTCAATGCCTTTATGGGCACTGCTGGGGCTGCTGCGGGAGGCGCTACAGGTGGTGGCTTCTTGAGTGTGATTTCTTCTTGGTTTGGCGGAAATCGAGCGAGTGGTGGTCCAGTTCAGCCGGGACAATCCTACATTGTTGGTGAGTCAGGACCTGAGCGTTTCGTTCCGACTGCTGCTGGCGAAATTAAGCCATACTCTTCTGTATCGACCGGAGACGTTAATGTGAACGTCAATATGGTACAAGGAGAGGGTCAACAAAGTTTCAAACAAACGACTGACTTCGCCCGGAAGATAAAGCAAGCAGTTGTTGATACGATCAATAATGAGAAGCGTCCCGGGGGGACGTTGTATAGGAGAGCATGATGCCGATGATCCTTCCTGGGCCACCGAACCCTGCTCCCTCCCCCTATTGGCCGTGGTGCCCTATGCTGGGTGCCGCAAGATCGCAAGAGACGACAATTGATACCAACGCTTATGGGGACGGATATACTCATCGCAGTACGCGCGGCATCAATCCGTCTAGGGCTACATGGTCGTTGTCCTTTCCGATAGTTGGTCAGGAAGATGTCGACAAGTATGATGACTTCTTCAATGCGTATCAAGTTGGAGGCTTCTGGTGGAACCCGCCGGATATGCCAACCAAATACGTCTTTGTTATCGTTAACAATTGGTCAATATCGATGTCTGATAAGAATATAAAAGAAGGCATCATTGGCGTTCTTCAAGTCTCGTTCGTTCAAACCTTCAATCCGCAAGAGATTCATACGTGACTCAGTTAGTAACCCAAGGGATCATTACCCTCTTCCAACTCGATACCCGCATGTTCGAGAATGGAGAGATTTTGTACTTTGCTAGCGCGACGGACGATGAGCGGGAAATCTATTGGGGAGGAAACCATTATGTCGGCCTGCCAATTGATGCCACCGGATTTGAGATGACATCAAAGGGTGCGCCACCTCAGCCTAATGTTACCATCAGTAATATCTTTGGCGCTGGTAATACTCTTGAGCGGGAGTTTCACGGATTGGTCGGCGCAGAGATGACGCGCTATGTTACATTGGAGCGGTTCCTCGATGATGGGGAGACGCCTGATCCGTTAGCTTTTATCAACAAGGATGTTTACGTGGTTGCTCAAAAGATGAGCCATAATATCGCCTCAATGGTCTATAAGTTGGCGACGCGAATTGACGTTGAAGGGGCGATGATTCCTCGCAGGCAAATCTTCCGCGATACATGTACGCATACTTACCGGGCTTGGAATGCTAAGACCAATAGCTTTGATTACTCGATTGCGACTTGCCCTTATACGGATGAGACAAGGTTCTTTAACATATTGAATCTTCCAACTGATGCGCCAAATGATATTTGCTCTCGCAATTTTGGAGGATGTAAAGCGCGCTTTACTCAAAACAGAATTCCAGGACGGTTCTTTCCTGGCGTTGCTAAAGTTAGGTGAGACATGAAAGGTGATAGCAACAATGTACATTCAATCCCGAATTATCATCCTCCATCGAGGATGTCTCAACCATTCCCAGAAGAGTGGACCGACGATGTCTGTCTTGCGGCTTGGAAAGCGTCGC